CCATTGACATGGTTTTTAAACCAGTCAATTTTTTTGCTTCTGCAAGTTCGGTGAGTTTAGATTGTGTAGCCATCTGATATTTAGTTAGAGGCCAAGGTCATCTTCTGTGATAACCTTAAATGCCCAACCTCTATCTAAGCAGTATTCTGTGGCTGCTTTCCATTTGGCTTGATTAATGCCATAAGTTACAACCTCTTGAATGTATTGTTTTGTGACTCTTTTTCTTTTCACTGGTTCCATAGCCTGTTTTTTAGGTTTAACTTCAATCATCATGGTCTTTAATTGACCTTCTTTAGTACGAACCTTAACAAGAAAGTCTGGAAAGTAACGATGTCTCTTGCCATCAACTGGTGATATATAAGGAATAATGACTTCCTCTGAAGCCCAAGACACAATATCTGGACTCTTATCTAGCCATGTCATCACACGGCATTCCCAAGAAGAGCGATAAATGATGTTTTTGTAGTCACCCACATACTTTTGTGGATTTTGTGGTGTAAAACGACCTGAATATGCCATATAAATATTCTGTAATGTCTATCAATAGGATCTAAAATGCCGATTACCTTTTCGGATTCAGCCTCAACTCCAACAAATTATAATAATTTGAACAATACGTTTGGTTCATCTGGACCATTGGCTTCATTATATAGTAGTGGTTATACGCCTACAATATTACAATATCCGAGTGATTTGGGCTCAGCACAAAAAGGACATATGGTTGTATTTACTGCACTTGAGACAGTGCCAGCAGGATATGACCAAAATAATAGTTTTAGCCTATCAGATGCAGCCAAAGCCGCTGGTTCACGTATAGCTGCAGAAAATTTTAACGATGCAGGTAATGTGGATCAAGTGACCGATTTATCTTTTCAACCAAAAAGAACAAAAAGTAAAGACGTTATATCTTTATACATGCCAGATACAATCAACTTCCAGTATCAATCTTCATATACCGAAGTGAGTTTAAAAGATGCTGCCGAAGAGGCCGCAGGTGCCTTGCCTAGTGTTTTAGGTTCAATTGGCAAGGCAGTAACGTCCGTAGTAGATTCTAAGGCAACAAAGTTAGCCTTAAATTCTGCTGGTTATGCTATCAACCCACAACAACAATTGTTATTTGATGGTATTGATTTTAGGTCTTATCAGATGTCTTTTCAGTTTACACCTAAAAATGCAACCGAATCTACATTAGTTAAGAATATCATTCAAACATTTAGAAGTCATGCTGCGCCTTTGATTAAAACAGGTGCTGCAGGCATGGCATTCATTGTACCAGATTCTTTTGCAATTCAGTTCATTCAAATTGATAATGCTAACGGACAAAATCCTTTTGTTACTAAACTGAAAGAAAGTGTTTTAACTAACGTAGATGTTAATTATGCACCAAATGGCATATGGTCAACCCATGCAGATGGTTCACCAACACAAATCAATATGACACTACAATTCAAAGAAATCGCTCTTGTTGATAGGGGTGCTATTCAGGCAGGATTCTAATGCAATATTTCAGTACATTACCTAAATTCGTATATTATAATCCAATTACTAATAATCCAGTAATTCTTACAGATTTATTGGCTCGTGCAAGTGTCATTCCTTCTATTTTTAGTAATCCATTATTGTTCTATCAATATGATGTGCAAGACGGTGACACACCAGAAACTGTAGCATACAAATATTATGGCGATTCTTATCGTTATTGGTTGGTTATGTTTTCAAACCAGTATTTGGATCCACAATGGGATTGGCCATTAAATTATGCAGAATTCCATGCATACATTACTAATAAGTATCAGTCAACAGACCCATACAATACAGTATATCAATATCAATTGATTACTACACAATATGACGAGTCAACACAAACGACAACAATAAACACAGTTGCCATATCTCAAGCTACATATGAAAGTACACCGGTAACACAATCAGCGTCCTATGTTTTACCTACTGGTCGTGTTGATGTTACAATAACAACCAATGCGCTAACGTTTTATGAATGGGAACTGCAACAAAATGAAGCCAAACGCACAATCAATCTAATCAACGTTGATTATGCAGATGAAGTTGAAACGGAACTTAAAAAGTTAATGGCATAACATGGCAGGTATTCATTATCCTTTAGACTATTCCATACAGTCATTAGACTTGCTGACCTCGAGCGGTAAAAAGATTGATTTTAAGCGTATGATGAATAACTTATCATACTATGAAGACTTGTATAGTTTTATAACATCTGGCACATTGGCAGTTACTGATGCACAAGGTTTTATTGAATCGTTACAATTGACTGGTAACGAATTCATTAGAATTGACATTGGTAAAATTAAAGATGCACCTGATAATATTGTAGAAGTCTTTAGAATCTATAAAATTGAGAAAAGAAAGCCCACTGGCAATCAAAACGCAGAGACATATGAGTTTAGCTTTTGCTCTGAAGAATTGGCATTGTCAGAGCAAATCAAAATTAGCCAAGGTTATCCTAGTACCAGTATCTCGGATATTGTAAAAGATATACTAAACAACAAGTTAAAAGTCAACTCTAACAAAATTGGTATCATAGAAGATACAACAGGTATATACGACTTTCTTATACCTAACATGAAGCCATTTGAAGCAATCAGTTGGTTGTCAACATATGCACGACCAACTTCTTATCATGGTTCTGATATGTTGTTCTATCAAACAAGAGAAGGCTTCAATTTTAGGTCTTTACAGTCTATTTACAATGATGAAGTGTTTGGAACATACAAATATTCACAAAAAAATGTAGATTATGCCGAGCAACAGAATGAAGACAAAGAAACATCTGTTCTAAAGTATGAGTTATTCAAGTCTTATGACTCATTGAATGAGATTAATTCAGGCACATTTGCAAACAGATTGGTTTCAATTGATCCAATGATTAGGTCTTTCTATGTAACTGATTTTGATTACAGTAAGTATCAACCAAATGCATCAACACTAAACAATAAACCACCATCAAACTATTATATCAATAGACTTGGCGATGCACAAAATACAAATTATCTTGGTGTGTTGAAAGTGGCCACATCCAATAAAGATGAAATGATGGTTGATTATATTAAAAACAGGCCAGGTTCTGTTGCTAAAGATATTTTCATTGAAACGTATGTGCCTTTGAGAACTGCACAGCTATCTCTTGCAAATTATACAAAAGTAAAGTTAACAATACCAGGTGATCCAGGTTTAACTGTTGGTAAAGTGATTCAGTTCAATGTTAACTCATTGAATCCGTTGAATAAAAACAAAGAATTAGATGAATTCTATTCTGGTAAATACATGGTAACTGCACTTAGACATATTTTTACAACAGACCAAATGCAAACTATGATTGAAATTGCTAAAGATAGTTCAACAGGTCAATTCCAATCTATCAATGTGACACCTGATTGGACGGAGGCTATAAAAGCATGATGCAAAATTTTATTGGTAAAGACGGCTTCATCTGGTGGATGGGTGTTGTAGAAAATCGTGTAGACCCATTGAATTTAGGTCGTTGCCAAATTCGTATTTTTGGTTGGCATACAGGCAATAAACAACAGTTGCCAACAGAAGGATTACCTTGGGCGTTGCCTATGAATTCTCCCAACTCAACAATGACTGCTGCGGCACCATTGGTTGGAGATTATGCATTTGGTTTCTTCTCCGATAGCATGAGTGGACAGGCCCCAATGATTATAGGAGTGTTTCCTGGCATTCCCGTTAACGGTGCTAACCCATCATTAGGATTCTCGGAGGGCACATTCTATCCTGTTGGTGAACCTACCACAAGTCGTTTGTACCGAAATGATGGTTCTGGTTCTACAACCATAGATTACCACAATAATAACTTAGATACAGGTGTACCCACGGCATCTGGCGGTTCTTGGAGTGAACCAAAGTCTGGCTATGCTACTGTTTCACCTGATAATAGAGTGACAGAAACGGTTGCAGGTCATATTTTTGAATTAGACGATACACCTGGCGCTGAAAGAATACACTTGAATCACAAAAAAGATGGTTTAACATTTTTTGAAATTGCACCAGATGGCAGTAAAGTCACCAAGGTTCAAGGCACAAACTATGAAATTTACCTATCTGACAACAATGTTCACATCAAAGGTGCATGTAATATCACAGTAGAAGGTGATGCAAATATCTATACAAAAGGCAATCTAACACAAAAGGTTGACGGTAATATGACCTTAAATATAGGTGGTACATTTACAGGAACTGCTTCATCTTGGAACTTAACTGGCGATATCAATGAATCTGGTTCAATTACAGCATCTGGTGATGTTGTTGGTGGTGGTATCAGTTTAGATAATCACGTTCATGGTGGTGTAAGAAGTGGTACAAGTACAACAACTGGACCACAATAATAGAGAATAAATAGAAGATGGCCACATTAACAAAGATTTATTCAGACATAGATTTCACTTTTAAGCCCAAACCTGTTACAGGTGATGTGGCTTTGAGCTATGACCAGCAGGCTGTAATTCGTTCTGTTCGTAATTTGTTGCAGACTAATCACTACGAAAGACCATTTAATCCTGATTTAGGTTCTAATTTGTCTGCATTGTTGTTTGAAAACATTTCACCAAGTACAACAATAGCGTTGCAAAATGAGATAATGAGTACGATAAGTAACTATGAACCAAGAGCAAAAGTTCAAAGTGTGGCTGTTAGTGTTTTACCTGACCAAAATTCTTATAGTGCAACAATAACAATGTATATTGCCAATGCAACAGTACCAACAACAGTAACAGTCCTATTACAGAGAGACAGATAAAATGGCCGGAGCAAATTCAAACATACAAGTTACCGATTTAGATTTTAATCTAATCAAAAACAACCTGAAGACATATCTTCAAGGTCAGGCCGTATTTCAAGATTATAATTTTGACGGTTCTGCTCTTTCTACATTGTTAGATATTCTTGCATACAATACACAATACAATTCTTTTTACTTAAACATGGTCGCAAATGAGATGTTCTTAGATACATCCATTAGACGTTCATCAGCCGTTTCTCATGCAAAATTGTTGGATTATGTGCCAAAATCCAATGTTGCACCAACAGCCACAATTAATTTAAGAGTAAATCAAGTCACAGATGCTTCTTTGACACTACCACAATACACTAAGTTCATATCAGAAGCAATTGATGGCATCAACTATAACTTTGTAACAGTAGATTCTTATACTGTTAATACAACTGCAAACACAGCCAACTTTATTGGTGTTGAGTTGAAACAAGGCATACCAACCAAACAAACATTTACAGTAAACTCTACTGCAAATCCAACATATACATTTGATATTCCTGATTCAGGTGTTGATACTACTAGTTTATTGGTCACCGTTCAACAATCATCATCAAATGCATCTTATACTGTATACAACTTATCTTCTGATTATTTGATTTTAGATGGAACTTCTACTGTATATTTCTTACAAGAAGGCATTAATGGCCACTATCAAATTTATTTTGGTGATGGCATTTTAGGTCAACAATTGTCTGATGGTAATGTTGTTAATATATCATACATTGTCACACAAGGTACCGCTGCAGCTGGTGCCAATAACTTTGTGTTGATGAATTCAATATCTGGTTACGGCAACACGGTTGTTTAT